ATGGCCAGAATAGTAAAACCTTTATCTCCGACTGAAATCAAAAATGCTAAACCAAAAGAGAAAGAATATACCCTATCTGATGGTGAGGGCTTATTGCTGCTAATCTTACCTAGTGGTTCTAAAAGCTGGCGATTTAACTACGCTAGACCAGTAACCGGGAAAAGAACAAAAATGGCCTTAGGCGGTTATCCAGAATTATCATTAGCAGATGCTCGTGCTAAACGTGAAGAATATCGTGCGTTACTTGCGAAAGGTATCGATCCACAAGAAGAAAAAATACGCATCCAACAAGAATATGAAAACCGTTTAAAAGATACTTTCCATTCTGTTGCAGAAAGTTACTTTAATGGTATCTACAAAGAAAAAGCTAAAAATCCAGAAACACGAGAAAAGAATTGGGAACGATTGAAAAATCATATCTTCCCTTATATTGGCGATAAGCATGTATCAGAAATAAAAGTAAAAGAGTTAGTTAGCATTTATGAAAAAATAGCAGATAGAAGTAACACGCTCAAAAAAATCCACCAGCTTGTCAGTGCCATTATGGATCATGCGATAACAAAAGGTATCATAGAAAGCCATAACTGCAGATTGGCCGTGAAAAACTTCTATATAAAATCATCTACGCCACATCCCACTATTAAACTTGATGAACTCTCAAAATTATTCCAAGACTTAGCAAATGCTCGTATAGGGAAAAAAACCTATTTATTAATTTGTTGGTCATTCTTAACGGCATTACGACCAAAAGAGGCGGTAAATGCGGAATGGTCAGAAATTGATTTTGATAACAAGTTGTGGAATATCCCCAAAGAAAAAATGAAAGGACAAGCAGATAAAAAACGACCGCATACTGTGCCTTTATCTTCACAAGCAATTCAGCTTTTAGAAGTGATGAAACTGTTTTCAGAAAATAGCTCTTTTGTTTTTGCTGGGCGCTCATCAAAAAATCAACCCATGAATAAAGCAACCGTAAATGTTGCTCTAAAACGTATCGGCTATAAAGATAAATTAACTGCTCACGGCATCCGTGCGTTTATTAAAACATTCTTAGCCTCTCATAAAGTTGAACGCAATGTATCTGAAACTATTCTCTCTCATTTATTAGAAGGCGGAGACGACTTAGAAAATACTTACAATCGATATAATTATTTAGAAGAAAGAAAACCCGTAATGCAGCTTATCGGTGATTATTGTGAATCTTGCGGAATGAACTTGAATTTATAATTAGTATTTTTTTTAAAAAAAAAGTTTATTTTTTGATTTTTTGCCTCCACTATCCATTTTTTCACATTTTATTGTTTTAAATCATATAGTTGGGTTAGTGGATACTTGAAAATCAGTGTGTCTCCATGTGTCCATCTCTCCACTATTTCCCCTCTTTAATTAACCAAAAAGAGGGCTTTCGCCCTCAATTTTATTATTTTTGTAAATATTCATTAAAAAACTCATCAAAGTTTTTGAAGTGAACATTTGTTTTAAATACTCCACCTGTAGACTTTTTACTCTTGAAAGCAATCGGGTTTCTATTTTGAATCAACCCTTGTTTGATTGCACTCGTAAAGTTGTTATAACTTATCGGGTATTCATGGTTTAGCGCATCGACAAATTCTAAATAAGCAGGATAAAGGTGAGTTCTAAAACGACTGCGCATCTTTGCGTTACCGATCCCAAGCCCATTTTCTTCTTCTGTAGTGTAGAAATAACTACAAAATAAAGTGATATGATCGGAATTGATTTTAATCTTTAACGCCTCATCACTTTTTTGTTGCTGCTCTAGAAGTTGCTTTGCATCTGATGGATGCTTAAAGGAGTGGATTATCTTGTAAATGATAGCACTGATTTCACTTGCTATTTTGTCCATCAAATCAGGATCTCTATCTTTTTCTGGGATGATTTTATCAAAAGAAAAAATAACTCTCCGTCTCTCTATCGCACCAGTTCTATCAGTAAATTTTGTTGGCTCATTATTCACTACCAAGATAACCGCGGGAATGACGGTGGTAAATCTAGATATATATTTTTTATCTATTCGAACATCATCGCCACCTGTTACGCGTTTTAATCCAGAGCCTTTTCCGCCATATGCTTGTTGTTCAGAACAAATTAATAGTAGTTTATCCTCAAATCCATCCATTTCTTTGGGGTCTTCAAAATCTTCTAAAGATGCTGCACTAATATTTTGTTCACCAACTAACATTTTAGCTAATTTAGCAAAGACTGATTTTCCACTTCCGCCATGTCCTGTAACTTCTAGATACATTTGCCAGTTATAACGATTGGTGAGAATCATATAGAACGCGGCCAAAATTGCATTTTGTTTTGATTGGTTACCATCGCTTACCCAGTCAAGCCACTTATCAAAATTGGGCGTTGGTTGTCTCTTATTAATATAATCATGAGGAATATGCGATAAAAGCCAGTTTTCTTTAGAATGCTCTGAAAATTCCAACGTTTTTCTATCAAGAACCCCATTCTTAAAGGCTAATAAACCTTGTTTTGGTGAACCTAGTATCGTAGATTGAATCTTCAATGTCTTCACTGTCAATTCAATTGAATTGGCGTTATATCTTAGGTTATTTTCTTCAAAAAAACGTACTGCACCACTGATTAAATTTCCCTCATCGTATCGATCCCAACTTATGCCATTATAAGTTAGCGTTTCTTTTGTGAGCGGTATATACCCAAAATCAAAGCCTAGATATTTAGAAAGTGCGCGTGCTTTTTTATCTGCCCAATCGCTATCTTTCACTTTCTCTGGCGGTACTATTTTCTCTGCGAAGTCTGCAGTATCTTTATCATTGCGTAAGAGTTGAATATAAGCACTTAAATCTTCTTTAGTCTCCGCTGCAGAATCAAGAAGTTTGACATCTATTGCATCAGAGTTTTTAGCTAAGTTTTGACAAATAGCCGTTATTTCAGCTTGTGCCAGCTCACCATATTGAACAAGTTTTACTGATTGTTGATCTTCTTTGACTATGCGGATAGATGAAATACTCTCTAACTGTTTTTCTGCAAGAATAACTGGTTTTATATTTCTATCTAATCCGTGAATTAAAGAACATAACAAGAGCCATTCTTCACCCTTTCCGTTATCCCATGCTTGCCAGGCTTTACGCCCAGCAAGAATAAAAATATCAGAGTAAGGTTCATGAATTTGATCAGCAAGGTGCGGTGCATTGATTAATTTAGCCATTTCTTGCCCCCTTGCTCTGCATCAATCCCCAATCCAATTCCTGCACATTGCTTAAATAAAAATGCGTCCTTGAACTGAATCACTCGAATTTGAGCGGTAGGGTAGAGAATTTGAAAATGTCCTACCCACTTTTCAACCTCTGCACGTTCTCTTTTTCCCTCTGCGTGAATAATGGGCGCGCGTGCATTGCCTAAGACAAATTCTAGCGTGTAATGGTTTAAATTAATGGCTCTGACGTTCGTTAGTTTCCCTTGTCGAGCATAATCACGGTGAAGGATTAAAATATCCCCTTTGCTTTCTCGCATTGCGACAACAGTCAGCATAAATAAATCATCAATAACGTGATAGCCAGCAGTTAAAATAAAAGCAGTTTTACTCATTATTTCCCCCTTGCAATTTATCACCCTCAATGCGTTCAATATTGAGTTGGTTTATTTGTGCGATAACTTCACCGAACTTATGGATTAAGTAGTCATTAGCTTGATTAAAGTTTCTGATTGTTTCTTGGTTATTTGGGTTAAGTTTTGCACCTTTCGCCTTAACCATTTCATTAAATAACTTTCCGCCTGTTTTTAATCTCACCACTAGATCAGTAAGTTCATCTCTAAACTTGATTTTGTGATGGAAGTCATCAGGATAAACCTCTAAACACTTGCGGTTACTGTCCAGAATCAGCTTGAATTGGCGCGTAAGCTGGCTACATTTAAAGGCTAAGGGATTAGCGTAGAGTTTCCCTTGATATTTGTTTTTGGTCTCGCTACCTGCGTTTCCTTGCAGATTTTTAACCAGTCCAGAATTGGGCTGGTTGGCACTTTTAACCGGCTCATTTTTGAGCTTGTTACTTTTGCCGTTGTTCGTTTTCCATTGTTGAAGTTGTTGCATTGGGTTACTTGGTTTCATGTTGTGCCACCTTTCTAATTGTTGCCGCTTTCTTGATTTGTTCGATTGATACCGCCAATCCTTTGTAGTGTCCAGAGTGTAGATAATCTTCTGCAAAGGCTAAGAATTGTTTAATACGTTTGTAAGATTTCTCTAACTGCTCGGGTGTCGGTGTATATGGAGCTTTGAATGCTTTGATTTTTTTAGCTTTCATTTTCTTCCCCTTTCAAAATCGTGATCACTTCTAACACCCGACCGCAAATATCAGCTTGTCCTATTTCGTGCTTACATCTGATTTTTGCCTGTAACACCTCTCTAAGCGTGCCATATTTACCCGCTATGAATTGGTCGCCATCGTCATAAACAAAGATTAATTGATAGGGTAGGTTCGGTTTAATCATCATTTCTTTCAATCTCCCCATCTAAGCCACCAGCAAGATAATATTCGCTCAAGCTAGCCGTTTCTCTTAACGCATTGAGTAGATATGCATTAGCTTTGATCAAGCCACCGATATGTTTCACGTTATCGTTACTCATTGCCTCGCGTGTAAAATCCTGCTCTGTGTCGGCAAGATTGCCTAAGGTCTGCATTAAGTCGCCTAAGTGCATTAATCCATATTCGATAGATTCACATAACATTTCAGATTCATTGCACAAGTCTGTTAATTTTTCCTTGCTTATTGGTACAGGGATTTGCTTGTAGTTGTTAATGTCATTAAATTCCGCCATCTCTTGAAGTGCAGATAAAATTGATTGATTAAACATTTGCGCCCCCTTGTGTTGCAGATACAGAAAGGGTAGGAAGTGCCGCTAAAGTGCGGTTATTTTTGAATGGGTTTTGGTTGATTCTGCCAACGAATAACAAGGTATCGCCATCGGTAAAACGTGAACGTGCTTGTTGTTCATTATCGGCAAGAAGTCTGATTTTGATTTGAGGTGCGCGAATAAGCGCAAAAATGAATTGATACATTTGCGTAAGTTCCAGTAGTAAATTTTCAGGAACTACCGCTAGACTTTCCACGGTCGGGCGGTAGAACGTAACAAGGTGGAAAACTGTTTCTACTGGAAAACAGCCCGTCAAAGACGGCTCATTACGCTCTACCATTGAGAGAATGATCGGATTTAGATTGAAAACAAAATCCGCATATTCTTTTGGTGTGCGAATGTCACGAACAAAAAAAGCACGGTTTAATGGCGTGCTATCGTTCGCCAGTAGTAAATAGTTCAGCTTTCCACGGCTGACCTTAGATTTTGCTAAGGTGTAAATATACTCGCAAATTTGACCGCACTTTGTAAAGCGAAATGTATTGTAATTATTTTCACATTGTTTATAATTTACATAAATTATATTCATGATTGAACTCCATGATATAAGCCCGCGCGCTAACGTGGGCTTTTGTTTTACTGTAATCATCAAGATTAATAATCGGGTTTGAAGTCTCTAACGAGTAAATCAAATCTAAATCCTGTTTAGTCACTAATAGCGGAATTTCGCAAGTGCTTTGTTTAATTGCTATGCCGGATAACAAAGCATCTAGTAATTCCGTGCCAACCTCATCACAAAAAGTATTGTTTTTATCCAAGTTAAATACTGAATAAAACAAATCAAATTCTTCTGAGTAATTTATGACGAAATGCGGATAAACTAATTTCTGTGTGATAGTCAATGGAGCAGTTTTATATTCCTGCTCAAATTTTTCCTGAAGATTCATTGGATACCTCCTAATAAATTAATTGAATGTTGAATATTGCTTTCAGTGAAAAATGGAATATCTAAACAACGATTCCGTTTTTCTCGCTGATTCCGGTTTGAGGATTGGAAATAAGTTCTAAAGCGATTGTCATTAATCTTGTCGCCATATTCCCTCCATTAAGCACGTGCCGCCTTCTGTTCTTCAATCCATTGATTCACTTCCTCTAAATCCCAACGGACAAAGTTTTGTGAAAAGCGGATTGGTTGAGGGAATTTTTTAGCTTTTACAAGCTCGTTGAGTTTGGTGCGACCAAAGCCAACAATATGGCAAGCGGTTTCACCAGTGATTAGTTTTTGTTGTGGGTTTAATTTCAGATTTAATTTTTGAGCTTCGTTCATGAAAATACCTCTCGTAGTTAAACATAAAATGCGTGGTGTAACGTTACGAGAGGTATTAGAACTGATTTTTAGAAATGGAATAATGGCGAAAAGTGGCTTATTTCAGGAAATAAGTTGCTTATGGGTGATAATCTTTAGGTTTTCTTTTTCTCTTTCCTTTTTGTGGGTCTAAAGGTTTAATCCATCCAGTTATCGTTTTAATTGTTTGAGGTAGGTCTAAAGCATCTTTAACATCTATTGCCATTTGTCCTTGTGTAACATTAGGATGCATTCTCCATACATCTTTAACCCATTCTTCAGCCTTGATTTGATCGGGTTTCTTGGCTTTTGGAGTTTTTCCTTTTACTATTCTTTCAGCTTTAGGGGTGACATTTGAATAGGAATATAATTCATTGATTTTTGCTTTTAAAAAAGTTTTTGTAATTAAAAATAATCTTATATTTCTAGTATCTATTTCAGTGCGACTGGATAACTCATTTTCGAACTCATCTTTATCAGTAAGGATAAATTTCAGATCATTAATCATAAATATGTCTTTCATATTTATTGATTTCAAAAGAATCTTTTCTAAACAGTCTAAATAATAAAAAATAACATCCTTTATATCATCACTCTTTAATCCTTCATAAATAATACTATCTAGAACATCTCCCTCATCATTTCCTATACTTTCTATGAGAGGAAATAATTGTTTAAAACCTTTTGTTATATCATCTTGGCTTAAATTAGTTTCATCTTCTATTTTTTTTAATGTGTTAAGAAGAATATTAAATAAATTATCATTCATAAACGCCCCTTTCGCATTTGTCCTTATTGGTAGGAGCGCACCAACAAGATAAGGTTTCTTGCTTTCGGTGATCAGCCTAGATGCGCTTTATTTGGTTATTCAGCTAATGTAATAGATTCTATTTCCCATCGATTTCCTTTATATCTTTTTTGTAGAAATATCATAGATTTAGTTCTAGCATCTCTTTCATCTAATGCATCTATGGATATAATGTCGCTATCAATTTCATTCCCATTATTGTCTATTACAAAAAAACTTAGTAGATATTCCTTATTTTCCATATTATTCCCTGTTTTTTATATTTATAGTGATATTACCTAATCGAGTTTCTTTTCCGTCATTTCCAATATGCGTTATTGTTCCGCTAATGAACGGTTTATTTTCCTCTTGTTTTTGTAAAATCCGTTGAATGATAGGGCGTTGCAATTCCTGTTCTGCCCAGCTGGATAATATTTCGTCTTGTTCTAGTGGTTTTGGTTTTTCTTTTATCTTGTATATTAGATAACAAAAGAAGGCGATAGCACCTATTAGAAAAGCTAGTAAAGGCCATTTTAATATTGGCCAAAAGATGAAAACCAACAAGCCAAAAAAAAGCAATATAGCCAAAAATAACAAAAAATCTAAAGCAGAAAATACAAATGAACCAAATGCGGATAAAACGGATTTAATCATACTTTTCCCCTTGTTTCTCTGTTTATTTCTTGTTCTATTTTATCAAAGTTTAGATGCGTTAAGCTACGGCTATTTTTTGTTCATCAGAAAAGTTTTATAATAGTCTCGCTTTGAATTTAGAAATATTTTCAAAGTCTTCTAAACGTGAGCGGCTTACTTTTTCGGAAGTTTGCCGCAAACTTTAAGGAGGGGCGATCCACAAATGCCTAAATTAACGTCCTGTATGTAAGTTTTTGCCAAAATAGCCCAACATTGTGAAATGTCGGGCTTTTCTATTATTTGAACGCTTTTTTTAATTCTTCTTCTGCAACCTCTTTTGCGATTCTTAGAGCCTGTGCCTCACCAGATTTAAAACCTTTTTCCATATAATGGCGACCTTTCATTTTTACTGTGCCATATTCAACCATCCACCAATAAAACGGATCTGATTTATCTTTTGTATTTTCCCCAATTTTTGCCATTCTAAGGCCTTTAGATCGCATAACCCGAATTGTCGTGATACCGCTTAGTCCATCTTTAGCTACTCTTGTTTTATGTCGAACGTTGTTTTTAATTGTTCCTTTTTGTCGGAAATTAGTGCTACTCTTCAATGTTGGAACATTCGGCTTGATTGTTTTTTCAACCGACTTGGCCGCGCTATTTAGTCCTTTTCTGATTGCTTTTGCAGCGACTTTGTTTATATCCTTGTTTAGTTTTTTTAAGTTTTGCTCAAGTTCTTTTAAGCCTTTTATTTGAACTGCCATAGTTTCCCTCTGTAGTTATAAATCAATACCATTAAATTGTTCTAATGCGTGTTTGTGTTCATCTGAAAGCTCAAAAATCAAATCACCATATTCAAGTTGATAAGTGCCGAAAGACATCAGAAAGGCTACGGCTGGGTCGATTTTGTTTGCGGCTTTCTTCTTGTTTGGTTTAATGTTGGCGTTGGCATCGGTTTCCATCACCACATTAGATAACGCCCAGGTAAGCACTGGATCGCCATGATGTTCTATCATCTGTCTATTGATTAGCACTTCTGCACTTTTCGCCACCGGGCTAAATCGTTGATAGGTTTGCGGGAATGGTTCAACCTCAAGCCCAGCCGTTTGTAATTGTGTACGTAGGTGAGTTGCATTCCATACGTCAAAGCCAATCATCTTAATATTGAAACGTTGTGCATCTTTCAAAATATCATCTCTGATTTTGTCGTAGTCGATACAGTCGCCCTCGGTTGCAATCAACCAACCACTACGCACCCAGTTTCGATACATCGCACGGTTTTTATTTGCCACGTTATTAAGTTGAAATTCAGGGATATAATGCCGAGTAACTAACCGCACTTTCTTCCCTTGTGGAAAGGTATAGCAAAGGCTGGTTAAGTCATTGGTGCTAGATAAATCCAGTCCTAAATAGCAATCTTGGTGAAGTAAATCGCCTTCGGTGTATTTGCGTTCGCATTGCGCCCAGTTTCCTTCGCCTAGCCACGGGGTTGTGCCTTGGCACCATACATTAAATCGCTTGGTAAGCATTTCCACCCATTCGGAAGGAATCCCCCTCGCTTTCTTGATAGTGTTCTCAAAATCAAGGTAAGGAATGGATTTACCAATATTGGGATTGGCTTTTATCCAGTTCTCTTGTTTGTCGATTTCGTTTTCTTCGTCTAGTTCAAAAATCAATACGAACAAGCTATCGTTCTGTTCATTCCCTTCAAGGATTTGTGCGCAATAATCATAGTGCTGTTTGCAAGCCGAAATCACGTTACTGCCAGCCGTTGTAATGGCAAAGAGCAAACCTTCTGGGCGTGCGCCTTGTCCTAGCTCTAACGCGCTATATACGCTGTTATCTGTGTGTAGGTGATATTCATCAACAATCGCTAAACTAGGGTTTGTGCCTTCAATGGTTGAAGATTTGGCAGCCAATGGGCGCATGATACTGTTGTTCTTAGGGTTGATGAGTTTGTGCTGTTGAATGTTGAGCCGTTTTTTCAGTAAAGGCGAAAGTAAGCACATTTGACGCGCATCATCAAAAACGATTCGGGCTTGGTCTCGGCTTACGGCTGCCGTGTATATATCTTGTTGGCCGCCTTCCATCACTAAAAACCAATTGGCTAAAACGGCTGCTACCGTTGATTTGGCGTTTTTTCTTGCCACCTGAACGTAAGCAGAGCGATATTTTCTTAATCCTGTATCTTTACGCTTAAATCCTAGAATGTTGGCAAAGAGGAATACTTGCCAATCTGAAAGAATAATCGGCTCACCTCTCAAGTGTCCTTTAACGTGTGGGCATAGTTTCGAGAAAGCGATAAATTTTTCTACCGCACTTTGATCAAAGAAATAATCGGGGTTGTTTAAATCGTTAAAATAACGCGCTACGGCTTGTTTTATCTTCTTACAAGCCACTATTTCACCTGATTGAATTTTCTCTGCGTATGCGTGCCAAATTGCCATATTTAGCCTACATTGTGAGGATTTCATCAATCATATCGGTTGAATCAACTTCAACAGGATTTTTTCTACGGCTAACTGGATCAAAGCCTAACAGTGAGGACATTTTCACCATCACTTTTTCCGCATCAGCTTTCGCGGATAATGCAGGGTTTCTTGATTGCGTGCCTTGGCTATTGACGATTGAAAAGCCGTTTTTGTGAATATCTTCAACGGCTGCACGGAAAAGAGAATAGTTCACGCAATATAACTCAAGATGAATTAAATCGGCATCTTGAATATCGCCACGTTCAAGAAGTTGAGGGATGCGCTCTTTCCATACTGATTTAGCAATCGGATCTAAAAAACTTGGCGGGGTGTGTAAATTCTTCTTTTTGGCTGTCATTGTGTTTCCTTATTTTCAAAAAAATTTCCTTGCATAAAAATTAAAGGGGGCGGGCGGTTCTTTAGGCTTGCCACTTTCTTTCAAAAACTCCCCCCACCTGTTCAAATTGTCTTTTTGTAATCGTTTAATTTAAAGCAAAGTCCAAAGCTGGATTTTGTTCAAAATTTAGACCAATCCAAATTTGGATTGGTTGGCTTAGTTGTTACCATATGACTACAACTCAACTGTGGATATATCACCATCATTCAGGTGTTGCGATATCGAAACGCCTCAACTGTGTACATATGCCCATACTTTAATTGTTTCGATATAGAAACGGTTTACTTCTTCGCACCAAATCCGCGTTGGTCTATCACTCGTGTTTTATAGCTATGGCAATCACGGCATAAAGATTGATGATTAGATTCAACCCAAAATAGCGGGTCAGCTTGTCCGTTCTCAACTGGCTTGATATGGTCTATCACTGTAGCGGGCGTGTAGATACCTTTCTCTAAGCACATCACGCAAAGAGGGTGATGCTTTAAGTATTGCGCTCGGTATTTACTCCACTTGTGATCGTAACCTCGTGCGCGACTGCTTGGACGGTTGTCCTTTGGCTTATGCTCTTCACATCTGCCCGACTTCACTTTGTTTCTGCATCCTGGATAACTACAACGTCTTAACGGTTGATAAGGCATAGCTATACCCTTAGTAAGCGCAAGGCTCTCTATAGACTTCCCATAATGCGGAAATCGTCATGGGTGCTTGTTTAAGATTGGCTAAGTCTGTTATTGCCTCACGGTTTGTGTAGAGGTAGGCAATATACATTAAGCAGCCGACTTTAATTGATGGTGTAAACGGAACGGTATTTTCTGTTTCCTCATCACCAAAGGTTTTGCCAATATGCTTTTGGCATACTTCCAATGTCGCGACCTTATAGGTTTCGAGTAACGCATCATCTAAATCATGATCGAGATTTAAATGCGCTTTGATGTCATCTAGGGTTAAATTAATATTCTCCATAAGCCTCGCCCTCTTTACACATTAACTGCAATTCTCGGTGTGATTCCATACTGTCTATCACCGAATAAATATCAAATAGTCGTTTACCGTATTTAATCCGCATTTTGTTTGTAATGCCCTCAATGTAGCGAATGCGAATGCGGATGATGTTTTCACCCATTTGAAATGGACCACTAAAATACTCTCGCCCTTGCAATGGCTCTACACTGGCGCGGACAGTTGCGATATGTTTCCAAAATGCTTTGTGTTCACCGTGTAGATTGGTTTCTCGCTCTCGGGGATAGTTTCTCGCCTCAATGGTGATGACCTTGTTATACTTGCCCGCTTTAAGCATCATTGCCATTGCTTGCCCCCTGTTCTTGTTCATCACCGTGTTTAACTTCTACGGTTTGTTTCCAAGCCTGGCTAAATTCATCCCCACCTTCATAAGGCGGTAAACCTTCACGGCGGCGAACTTCATTAGGAGACATTACACCCGCTTTGATTGCTACATCATAGCTACTGAAACGTTCGCTTTGGCTGGTGCGCAATAAGTCGCTTGTATCAAATTCGATTAAGTAACGTTTATTGGTGTTGCTACCTAAATCAATCATCAAGGCGTCTTTGAGTTGTTGTTCAAAGTTAGTAAGCCAAGGGCGCAAGGTTTGAGAAAGAAATGCTCGGCTCGCCTCACTGAAATTCGAATAGCTACTATTCGAATAATCTTGTAAGAAAATCGGACTAATATTGTAGATTCGGGCTATATCGGAAATGGTAAACGTGCGACTGGCTAACCATTCTGCATCTTGGTTTGTCATGCCCAATTGTTTATATTCCATTGAGCCTTCAAGAATAGGGGTTTTACCTGCATTCTTCGCACCCTTGTAACGTTCTAGGGCTTTGACGGCTTTCTGCGCTTTTGCATCATCTAACCATTCTGCCGTTGAAATAAGCCCGCTTGCCATCAATCCGTTTTTCATAATGGCTGCGCCATGGCGTTGTTGAGCTAAACCTAATCCGACCGTTTCACGGCAAACTGTTATCGGAGAACGCCCCATAAATCCATCAATAGAACTATGGCGTAAATGTAAAATCTCATCTTGAAGATAGTTTTTTGTTACCCCGTTTAAGTCTGTGATTTGATAAATATATTCACCCGTTACTTTACGGAAGATATTTACCGCACTTGGTTGATAGGGAGTAAGGCTTATTGGTTCGCCTTTGTTATTCCACTCAATCACGGCATAAGCGTTACCATTTAGCAAACAATGGCGCATCATCGTATTTTTGAATTGATACGGTGTTTGGCTGCGGTTTGGCATTTCATTAAGAAGATATTCAACAGGATGACGATAGATTCTTTCTCGGCCATCTTCTTTTAGTGCGTATAGATAACAAGGCATTGATGCGACCGCCTCTGAAATGACGGTAACGGCATTCATCACGGCAGGTAACGATTCTGCAGTTTGTGGACTGACAAATTCGCCCGCACCTGTATTGTTTATGCCCATGTAAGATAAAAGCTCTTCTATTGTGGTTGGCTCGCTACGTTGCTCTTTTCGTCTAAAAGGATTCCACATATTAAGCCTCCATCACATCAAGCCACTGTTTCAAAAGTGCGGTAGAGTGTTCTTGTGTTTTTTCTTTAGCCGCGACCATCGAACGCTTAGCAATTTCTACACTACTTTCAGGATAGGCGGGAATGCTTGTTACGGTAACTTCAAAGAGTTCGGCTTTTTGTACGGTTCGTTGGCAAGGCTCTACATCAAAATCCCATTCTTCTTGACTGGCTCTAAATCCAAAGGACATGCCTGTAATATCACCACGAGAGACGCTAACTAATAAATCTTTCCCAATAGTTGTATTAGGCGGGGTGAGTTCAAAGCGCAAGCCGATTGAATCTTCTTCTAGTTTTAATGTTCCCGCACTGGTGCGACCGAGTAACTTGGTGTAGTCGTGTTCAAAGAGTGCACGAACATCTTCACCACTGGCTAAACTTTCACTGAATGCTTTAGGCGCAAAGGATTCTACAAAATCACAGTAAAGCACTTGTGAAGGGCTGTTCCATTTCACCGCATAACCAACGAGCTTTTGATTCTCTTCATCTGTTGAAATAGTTGCCGAGCGGATTTCAAATTCTTTCTTCATTTTTCACCTATTAAGCAAAAAAGGGGCTTTCGCCCCTCTATGATTTATGCTGTTGTCTCAATCACTTTAATTGCGTTGGAATCTACCACGCCACCCCCCAAATATTTATCGGTGTGGACTTTATAAAAGCCTGGCTCAGTTAAGTTGTCTGGTCGAGTTCGCACGCCTGTTTCATGATCGACAATGAAATAACCACGTTTGAAATCACCAAAGGCAATAACGGCTTGATTTGCACCACCAGTCGGCATTGTCTCTAAGAAGTAAACTGGACGGCCTAATAATGTAGCGGGGGCATCGGTTGTTAAACCATCGCGCCAAATGTAATCGCCATTCTTGTTTTTGAGTTTTTGTAATGCTGCTGCAATGGTTGATGACATCACCCATACGGCATTTTTGCGGTATTTACTGTGAAGGGTATAGAACGCATCGATTAAAGTGTCTGCCTCAATGTTTGCCGCACCCGCCACTTCGATTTTTTGAAGTTTGCCGAATGGGCGCACTTTATCATTTTCAGTTGTGCGTTCGTAGGTCAATAAACCTTTTGATTTTTTGTTACCATCACCAGAGGTTAAATCTACTTCTTCTGTTTCAGTGAAGGTCTCAGTGATTTCATCAGTGAGCCAACCTAAAACATCAATGCTTGAGAAGTCCAAAATCTCTTGAGTGGTTTTTGGATAAGCATAGATTGAATTTAAAGCAATGGTTACTTCATGCAGTTTTGGCGTTGCTGTGCCGTTGCGTGCAGTGCCCTCTGTGCCATGCTCAACGGTTGCACCGCCAGCCGATACTAATTTTTTGTATTCTTTCGCACCGATAGGCAAGCGAACGACATTACAAAGCTGGCGCATGACGCTATCATCAGTTAAGCGTTTCATGACCTCTTTATCTAATTGCGGGATAACTGAATAGCCGCCATCTTCACCGTTAGCTGTCGTTAAATTGCGAAGTTCACCGGTTTTAATGTAATGGCGCAATTCATCATTTGAAAATTGTTTCGTGCTGCGGGTTTCTAATGGGTTAGATTGCGCACCAAGATTACGTTCTTCATCTGCTACGGTTTCGTATTTACTGATTTCATCACTCAATTGTTTCACTAAATCTTTCAATTTATCAAAATCTACTGATTCAGTTTCATCTAATGAACGATTTTCTTTTTCTGCTTTATCAAGCATTGCGCGCATTTCTGCGACTTTTTCTGCCTTTTGTTGGCGTAACTCGATTAATTTTTTAAGCATAATTTGTCCTTATTCATCATAGTTAATATCAAATTGAAGAACTGATGAAATCCATGCAGCTTGTTCTTCATCATAGTTATAGTCATAACTCTTTAATGAAATATTAAGAACAGATTTTAATTCGCTGTTATAAATAGTATTTCGAATTAACTCTGCAATATTATCTAATTCATCTTCGCCAGAGTGAGGTTTTAAATAAATAGCAATATTGAGTGTTGCATTTAATTCACTATCACAAAGGCAAGTTTGATCTAAACTAATATCTTCTAAATAAACGGAAATAGCAGGACATTGTTCAGAAGGATTTAACCCAAGGATGCGGCCGCTATAAAAACGTTTAACGTGACTTGAAAGAGTAGGTTTTAATCTTTCAATTACTTCATCTCTAATTTCTTCATGTATAAGCAT